CCTCCGGATTAAGGATGGAGTATAGCTTAGGTATAGATGCTTCTAGGAAGGTTGATATAACATTGAATGCAGCATCATCAGTTTCCCCGGATGCATTAGTTAATCTGATACCATACCATCTATCCTGACCTAGTACCTTAAATCTTCTACCTGGTGTAGCACCGCCCCCACCCGGGCCTCCGAATAATCCACCCTCAGTTTTAGATCCTAGTACATCACCTAGGTCTCTACGTTGTAGATCTTCATTGGCCACAGCAACATTAGTAGCACTAGGGTATAGTAATGATTGAGCATCATTGATACCTACGAAGTTTTCGTTCTGATTAATAACAGGTTGTGCTACTCCTGTAGTATCAAAGGTAATATCAATGAATAAATCATATTGGAAGTTATTGACATCAGCTCTTACTGAATCTTTAGCCCACAGGACATAGACTGGATTCTCTTTACTAGCCACAGGAGTCTTGAAGATTAACCACCTTACGTCGGTATCTGCTAGTGTATCCCTAATTACTGCCTCATATACATTACCTCTGATAATGATCTCAGAGTCTTCTGCCTGTATTACCCTAAATGATGATGCACATTCACATGCTATCTGTACGGACGTCTCACCATCTTCACCAAAGTAACTACCACTTTGAGGATGTCTCGGTTTTGTCATCTATCCTACCTCCTGTTCTATCACTTTAATATAATCACCATACTTCTCTTCCATTTCTTTAGCAGACCAGAGTAGTGATGCCATAATAGCTTCCACTGCCTCTATCTTTTGGCTGCATTTCTTAAGCCCCAGAAAGACCTGTAGCAGGGCGCTATCATCAATAACGTATTCCACTACCCCTAACCTAACTTTCAGGGCATACAGGGCAACCTGGGCTGCCATAGAGATACCTGCACAGACTATGTCAGTACCTGGAGTACCATATCCACTATGTCCGATAACAGAATATCCTATATATTGTCCTGACTTTGATTTGTTGATAGTAACTACTGTCATTATGCTGCCCTCCCTAACAGTCTTTGCCATGTCATACGAGTACCATTAGCAACATACCTTATAGCATCAAGCGTATGGTCATGCTTTTTAATAGGTACATCTTCTCCACGTTCCTGGGCTTTCTCATCCCAGCTATAAGCACCTAACTCACGTTCTACATTAGGGCAGTCCTTAGAGTTAAGTCTGAATCTATCGTCCTGCATTATAGAGGATAGTAGTTCAATACCACGATTAACTTCATTGTTAGCCTGTCTGATACCTCTAACACCTTCTTCATGTAGCTGAAGCATAAATCCTTTAGCTGAAGGGTCAATGAATATATACTGATAAGGTACAGGACAGACTTCCTTCACCCACTTCTTAAAATCTTTAGCATAAGTCTTAGGTGATTTCTGTATTTGTGATTCTTTACCTGAGTGGTAGTATTCATTAAGGATATACATCTTACCATCTGAACCTAATCCCACAAGAACGAATGTAGTGGCATTGGATTGACCATAATCTACACCGATCCAGTACTTATTGATCTTCACACCCTTAGGAAGTTTCCTTCGGTATGCCATATCTGGTTCAAACATTGAGTAGATGACACCTTCTGCCATTACCCATAGGCCTAGGATGTATCTTTGGTAGAATACACCAGAGAACATGTTCTTATATCTGTTAATAACCTTCTCACTTAAGGAAGGATTATCCTCCATCAGGAAATGGATCCTGAATAGGTTCTTCTCTTCTGCCTTATCGATCCAGTTGACCTTTATATAATGGTAAGGGCCTTGAGGGTTACAGTTGAACCACAGCTTGGATCCTTCTATAGAGCATCTGGCTACTGCCTGGTTAACGAATGACTCCGGCTGGAGTGTTACCTCATCAAAGAATGCACCTGCAGCTGTAAGACCCTGTACGAGATCCTGAGATGCCTCATCCTTACCACCGAATATATAGAAGTAGTTCTCTATACCATTCCTGCTGACTATAATAAGGTTGTCGGTTCGTTTATCCTTTACCTTATAGCCTCTGAGTCTGAGGATTATCTTTAAGGTGAATAAAACGTTTCTTCTAAAGGAAGCTATTGTCTTACCAGCCATAATGAAATTCTCAAATTCAAATGTAGACATAGCCCAGATGATATAAGACAGTGACATGATTAGGGTCTTCCCTGCTCTAACAGCACCATCTGCTATGATACCATCCTTATCCCATACAGGAGAGTCTTCCATCCACCATGTCAGGATCTTAAGTTGCTTACCACTAAAAGGCTGGAATCTAAAGGCAGCTTTCTTAGCTCTCTTCTTCATAGTCAGCCCACACCTCTTTAACTGATCCCTTAAGTGCTTCTAGGAATCCATCATCTTCTGTATCCTCTGGACCATTGATCTTAGCTTTCTCAATCTCCAGCTTTTCTTTCATCAGCTTAACCTTCTCTTCTTCAACCTTCTGTTTCCAGTTAGGTATGAACTCAAGGTAGTCTTCCAGTTTAGATAGTGCAGTGTATCTGTCCACAAGTTCTATGGATACACCATCCCTACCTTCTTTGATTTTAGTGATAAGCTGACCATCCACCGCATGACTGCTTTTAGGTATTACCCCAGAGGGACCGAATGTTACATAGTCTGTCATATCAGCAAATCCTGCCTTAACATAGAACCTGGCAATATCCAGTGCATCAACGAATAACTCCTTATTCATCTGATCACGTATATGCTTAATAAAGGAAGTAACAGAATCCTTCTTTAATAGCAGGTATGCCTTGTTATGTGCGTATGAGGATGAATACCCAGCACGTACAGCAGAAGTAGTAGCATTCCTTGTCTTCACATAGTGATAGCAGAATGTCTCTTCCTGTTCTGTTAAACCAAACTCCTCAGCTGCAGTCTGAATGACCTCCATAGTTTCTTCACTGATTGGATTCTTATCAAACATATCCTCCCAGTTACCATCAGCCATCCACTTCCTTATAATACCCTGAGGGACCTTGGCTCTTCTGGATAGGACCTTTACACTTACCTCACCCTTTTGCTCCTTATAATAGGAAAGGGCAGCTTGTTTAGCCTTCCTCTTCTGGGTAGGTGTATACTTCTTCCAGGCCTCATCATATTTTGTATGTGCCAGTGTTTTCACCCCCTTTCTTGATAAATTACCTCAATCTTGACAATAAAAAAGGTCAGGACCCCAGTACACTGTACCAGTAATCCCAACCGATTGAGGGTTGTCATGATGATTATTAACCATAGTTTGTCACGTTTATTATACCACAAGGTCTTGGATCCTGTAAAATCCTACTTTCTTGATATATTATCCAGTGATTCCTTAACCTCTTCCCATGTCAGTTCATCCACTTCCTCCTGATCAAACCCACCTAACCTCATAAGCCTGATCCTATCTTGCAGCTCTTTAGTTTTATCAGCATATTCTTCTACCTGAGAGTAAGGTATTCCACCTGTGAGATAATCCCTTGTAATTTTATCTAATTGCTCTTTGTAAGTTTTCATATTGTTCTCCTTATGAACCAGTTGTTTTGTATATATTCATTATACCACAAAAGTCATGAGAGCTACGATTAATCTCAAAAGAAAAAGCCCCTATTTAAGAGGCTCTCCCGTATAAGTGTCTGTCTTGCTCCGACCCATTGATGATCTGGCTAGCTTCGGCAATCTTCCATTTTCTTCCTCCCACTCCTTAGTCGCCTCCTTAATAGCTGCACGTTGAGCAGCAGTGTTCTTTGTCTCCACAGGTCTGTTGTCCTTCATCTTCTGTTTCATTGATGCTGCACTGTTACTAGTGTCTCCTTCGGAGTGTCCTCCTCCGGATCCTCTGCGTTTATCTTCTTCATAGACATCCTGTATATTGTCTGGTCTGAGATTATACTTCTGGATCAGCTCTCTCCTCTCTTTCCTGAGTGCAGCCACTGTCTTACTATTCTCCTTATTATAGATCAGCATATCATCTAGCTCTTTGAGTATCACTTCTGGATCATCCACAAATGAGGAGCATCGACACTTCACTCCGAATCTAATTGAGCACTCATCCTTCTCTGTATTCCATCTCAAGCACTCGTCGACCGTCACAGCTCTATACAAATTTAATTTCTCTCTCTTCTCTTCTATCTTATCTCTCGCTTCCATTTACTTCACCTCAAATTCTACTACTTCGACGCCTGCTGATTCTAAGAAATCAATTGCTGTTGTATCTCGGTACTCTAACTCATAGACTACTTCTTTGATTCCTGAGTTGACAATCACCTTTGCACAATTAATGCATGGAGAGTAACTACAGTAAAGAGTAGCTCCTTCTACCGATATACCATTCTTAGCAGCAAACGCTATTGCATTCATCTCAGCATGTACACTCTTATAGCATCCTGCTCCCATACATGTATTACATGCAGGCATTCCACTAACTGGACCATTATAACCTTCAGATATAATCCTGTTATCCTTGACTATCAATGCAGCTACCTGAGCTCTTTGGCATGTACTCCTCAAACTCAAGATATTCAACATCTGCATTCTCATTTCTTCTCTACTAACTCTTTGACCCATGGGTACTCCTCCTTTAATTCATCCAAGAACTGTGTCATACGTAAACTTACTAACCATAACCTAAAACTTACAGTATTAGTAATTACTTCTTCTGCTTGAACCATTTGTTCTGCAGTCTCTAACTCTGGGTAATATTCCCTCATATAATCAAAGAGTTCATCAATTGTATAAGGTTCCATATTTGCCTCCTAAGCCTCGTTGGCCCTAAATATACCTAAATCCTCTACCTTACACCTATTCGTCCATTCCAAAGGCCTCCAGCGCCCTCTGAGGGTTATTATTGTAGTACCATCTACACATAGCATTAATACTAAGGCCCCTTATAATAGATAATTTAATAATCGATGGGATAACCTTACGATCATAACCTCTCTGCTCTAAAACATTTGCTTTTTCTTTTACTGAGTCAAATGTAACAGGAAATTCTATAGCGATCTTTACTAATTCTTTCTCCATGAGTTCATCACCTCCTTAGTTTCTACATTTCTATTATATCAGATATGTTATCATGAATATACAGGCATATAACTGATTACTCTTGAAATAATAACTATTCTCTAGATTATCCTCACCCTAGTTCGTTGGAAAGTACTGGTGGCGTGAACCCTTTATATATACCTTTAGGTATATAAGGGTCCGCCAGTGTATTTCCCGGTCAGAAGTGAAGAGTTCTCAAAGCTAGTAACCGCAAGGCGTTGAGCCCCTTTTTACCCTCAATTTCCAATTTTTTAGGGTGGCGGGAGGTGGCGGAAACACTATCTCAACACCCCTACACTCCTTGCGGCAGTAGTGTCGCAGGCCTCGCCACCCTTACCCTAATTATTACCACATTGTACCAATTAATTTCCAATTTTCTCAAACCCGGTACTCAAACGCGTTTGCAACTCTCAAATGGAAAGTAACTGTTTACAAGATCAAATTTATACCTTATAATCAGTATATAGGAGGTACACAATATGCTTAAGGTCAAGATCAAAAATAAGGTTTATTTAGCAGATCCATCTACAAACTCGGTTTATACACTTAAAGGTAACAAAACCACAAAGATGCAATCTCGGGTCTTAAACAAGATCCAGATCCAAAAACAGAAAGATCCTATTAAAATGAAGGTAGATGACTTTCCGGATTACATTCAATGCTTAACATCCACAGAGAAGACAGCTCTCTTCCATAGATTATATAAGCATTACCTGCATATCAACTCACAAAACATCAACACTATACTAATGACTAAGAAAATGAGTAAACTAGAGCAGAAGCTCTATCTAATATTAGAATCTTAAGGAGGAACAAACATGCTTACATGGGCAATCACATTCGCAGTAGTTCTATTAATTGTAAAGGTGGTGACTGACTAATGTACAGTATCTTAACTCACGGATTGGCATTCATCACCGCAGTAATTATTACCATTTATATCACCCGCAAACAAAGTATTTACTACGTACGCAAGCAGATCAGATGGGACCTGATGGCAATCAAATCTCATGGAGTAGACAATGAGGCTCTGGTCATTGAGTACACCAATCTAAAGAATGCAGCCAAAGTAATTGACAAGTATATCGAAGAACTGGAGGAAGAGCATGCATAATCTAACATGGGAACAACTCACTTTAGGATTCATCATTGTCATCATACTAGGGATAGTATACCTTGTCTACACATACAGAGCTGAAAAGAAGCTTATCAAACTGGAAGAGGAAGTAGAAAGGATTGATGCAGTTGTCAAAGCCTTGGCTGCAATTCAAAAATCAGAAGCAATGGGAGAAGTATATCAAGAACTTAGTGAAGACCAACAACCGTGCACTCCTCAGAGCTATAGTGATCATCTACCTATTACAGGACGAAGCGGAACAGGCGGGCAACATAACTACAGGGACCAACCAGGTGGGATTCTCGAAGATCGATGCACCTATACTCTCACCGATTGCACGAAAAATACTGAACTCACAACCCTTGACCAAAGCAGAGATAGCTATATCAAGAAATAAAATAGGTAAGTATTGGAAGCAGTTGATGAGGATCTCGAAAGGTGATATTTACAATCCACTGCATCTATACTATAATAAACACAAGGAGGAATAAAATTATGGAACATTTAATTGGTACTAAACTGACACAAGTCAAGAAGGACACTGAGGAGCATATCCTCACACTAACATTTGACCACAAGTATCAGGTGGAGATCTCAGGCTGGCACAACAGTATGACAGACGAAGAAGGTATATTAATTAATGACACCACATGCAAGATTGAGGAGGAAGTATAATGCCAATCTATAAATCCAATTATCCTAATATCAATAATTGTGGGGACTGTCCTTTCTATAAAGGTGGTCTCATGTGTCCTACATACTTTGGGGTACGTATCTCAAGAACTAGTATACCATCACAATGTGAAATGAAAGATGGCAAAATTCAGGAAAAAAGTTAAAGAGTTTGAAGCATTCCAATGGACTGGAGGTCTTGATCAAAAGGAAGACCCTCTCTGGGCTATTAAAGCTTTAAAAGTAGGCCTATTAAGGATCGTTCACCCTGGTACTCAGGATATGTATATGGAGAATAGTTATACTAGTATGATAGAGCCTGGGGGTTGGGTAGTCAACACAGGTACCTATATTGAACTATATAGTGATGAAGAATTTAAAGAAAAATTTGAGGAGGTAAAGGTTAATGAACCAACTAATAAGCTTTCAGCAGATTAAAGGTAAGATCGGTAATGAACTAAAGCAGTTTGGTACTAAACGTAAGGCCAATCAGTGGCAGGCAAGAGATGTATCTGTGGGTATGCATGAACTGAACAATGTGCACTTCTCTTACCAGATACCTATTAAACAATCAGAACTTGAGTATCAAGTGAAGCCTGATCAACCTTGGGCTGATGAACACTTTGCAGAACGTGTCTCTGGTATCCCTATGAACCCTGCACCTTCATATAAGAATTGGCCATATTATAAGGAAGACCACAAGTGGAGGGTAAATGGTGAGTTCGCCCATACATACCCAGAGAGGATGTGGGTATCTAATATAGTTCAAGGAATCCCCGAGGTTACCAAAGCTAGCCCTGGTATTGATGGTGTAAGGTATAGATATGGTGACTTAGCAGATGTGGTTAAGCTTCTCACTAAGGATCCATATACACGCCAAGCATTCCTACCAATTTGGTTCCCAGAGGATACGGGGGCTCACCATGGTGAAAGAGTACCATGTACTATAGGTTATCACTTCCTACTTGTGGGAGACAGATTAGATATCTTCTACACTATTAGATCCTGTGATTACCGCAGACACTTCACTAATGATGTGTACTTCGCTGCTAGACTCTGCCAATGGATGTTAGAACAATTACAACCTGATCTAGGGTATGACTCACCATGGTTTAATGTTAAGCCTGGTAAACTCCACATGCATATCTACAACTTACACGTATTCGACGGAGAGGAGCAGTTCATATAATGACTTTATTATTTAGGCTTGTATGTTTAATAAAAGGCCATAACTGGTCATACCCTAATAAACACACCAAAGTTTGTAAGAGATGCTTAGTCAAAAGGAATAGGTGGTATTGATGAATTGGATCTACAAACTGCTGTCTGTATTTAACACTGGTAAAGCTGTAAGTAAAGGAAGACTACCACAGAGAATGTGGAATAAGAAATTGATGAAATCTACTCGTCGCTTCCTTAAATAATATGGTATAATATCCATATAGGAGGTATCACTTATGAGACTATGGCATTCATCACTAATTCCAGTATTACCACAGAAACAGTTAATAGCCCAATGGCGTGAGATCAGGGCAATATATCGGAGTATTATCCTGAAAGGTACACCTAACCATAGACTTGTCAATATCCTACAAGACTATCACGTTATACACTTTAAAGCATACACACTATTAATCACCAATGAAATAAAGCGTAGGGGTTATAGGGTTGACTCTGGTAAACTGGAAGAGGTAATGAATATGCCTGGTACTGATTTTAGTGATTATGACCCAGACTCATTATATCAAGGTTGGTTCAATAAGCGATACCTCCAACAATGTTATTATAATCTACAGGAAAAAGCAGATCGTAGTATAGTACCACAAGATGAATGGGAGGTGATTCAAAAATTATTAGGTCAACATATAACCTAAGTAAGGTTGGCATACACACTACAGAACTGAGGTCACTGATTCAGCAAAGAATGAAACAGATATTAGTCCACTCCTGTATATACTATAGACACAATGATTCTGTGGTATCAGATGATAAGTGGCAGCAGTGGGCTGATGAACTGGTTGAACTTCTTGATAAGCATCCTGACCTGTGTAAACATCTAGACCCTCAAGGTATATTTCAAGACTTTGACGGCAGCACTGGGTATCATTTACCTATATATGACCCAGGTATA